AGATCTTAACGCTTACCATAGTGTTGATGCAGAAGCAGAGCTTACAGCAATGTTAAGTGAGTACGTTTCGATGGAAATCGATTTGGAAATCCTAGACATGCTTAGAGCAAACGCAGATGCTAAGACCGAATATTGGTCAGCAAGAGTTGGATATGAACGTCCAACTGGAGGCGGAGCTTTCGCACAGTCAAGTGGTGAATCTAATGCTTATACAAAGGGTGAATGGTTCCAGACTCTTGGAAACAAAGTCCAAAGTGTAAGTAACGCAATTCATCAGAAAACTCTACGTGGTGGTGCTAACTGGATGGTGGTTTCACCTGAAACAGCAACAATCATAGAGAGTATTCCTGGATACGCAGCAGACACAGATGGTAATGCATCAAATAGCTCATTTGCAATGGGTGTACAGAAGGTCGGTATGTTGAATAGTCGATATACAGTTTATAAGAATCCTTATATGTTAGAAAACGTAGTCCTTATTGGATTCCGTGGATCTAACTTCTTAGAAACTGGTGCGGTTTATGCTCCATACGTTCCTTTGATCATGACACCTCTTGTTTATGATCCAGCTAACTTTACACCTCGTAAAGGGGTAATGACCCGTTATGCTAAGAAAATGGTGAGACCAGAATTTTATGGTCAAGTCGTTGTAGCAGACGTAAACTATGTATAATAGTTTGGTCAGTTAGTCGTCCGAGATTTTTAATCTCAAATAAAATAAGCCCTCATTTATTGGGGGCTTTTTTTATGTCCGAAACTATTTATTACTATATGGAGAGTATTATGGAAATAACAATATACAAAATAACAAGTCCAAGTGGTAAAAACTATATAGGTAGGACGCATGGATTTAGTCATAGGATGGCGTCGCATAAGAGTTTAGCTTTTAATGAAAAAACAGTTAAATATAATTACCCATTATACAAATCAATTAGAAAATATGGGTGGGAAAAAATGAAAGTTGAAAAACTTGCAATTTGTTCTAAAAATGATATGTGTGAGGTGGAATTGGCGTATATTATAAAATATGAAGGATTTGATGGATACAATACTCAAAGAGATACTACACATGGTGGAGATATGTGGAAAGGAAGAAAAGACACTCCAGAATATAAACAGTTTATAGAAAAAATGAAAGATATAAATACTGGCTACAAAAACGGAATGTATGGTAAAAAACACAATGCTGAAACAATAGTAGAATTAAAAAAGAAAGCAAAAGGTCGTTTTTCACTTCCCTGGTTTCAAGATAAGTATGGGAAAACAGAGGGTCAAGTTAAATATGATGATAGATGCCTGATGTTAAAAAATAGAGTGGTAAAGAAGGATAAGTATGGAAGGTTTACAAAATGAAAATGACTAAATCAAAATTAAAAGAAATCATTAGAGAAGAAATACTTAACGAGCTGGATTATAAAAAACTCGTTCCAATTCAATTAGACAATGTGATGATATCATTAAATAAAATTGGTAGAGCAAATGCACTTGGTAAAGTAAAGGCAGTTAAACGATTTTACATGGATGCATTTAAGAATTTTAAAACACTTAAAAAATCAATAGATAAATTAACATGATATGGAAGATTTACCAGTTAAAATATCCCTATTTATAGGGGGTGTTATATTTATAGATGAAGAAATATATATATTTTAGGAGATTATAATGCCACAAACAGCAATATGGCCAGGAAGTAGTTCATTTTCAGCATCTCAAACTCCGTTTGGGATTTACGATAATGATACAGAATTTTCTGGAACTGGAATTAATTCTGTTGACAGATTTTCAGACTGGTGTGCTAAAAGATTGGGATATCCAATAATGGATGTTGAAATGCAATCTGGATCGTTTTATGCAATTTACGAAGAATCCGTTACTGAATATTCCGCTCAAGTTAATCAATTTAATATTAAAGATAATTTGTTTAATTTGACAGGTCAATCTACTGGATCTAATTTGACACATAGAAATGTTACCCCTACTCTAGGTAGAACGGTTAAATTATCTAATAGATATGGTACGGAAGCTTCTTTACCCGTTGGTGGTAATGTAACTTTAAGAAGTGGTTCTATTGCTGCTAATAGTGGTTCACAAGTTTATGATTTAAATGCATTATGGGCAAATGTATCAGAAAGTGGTAACGCTATAGAAGTTAGACGACTTTTTCATGGACCAACTCCTGCAATTCAAAGATATTTTGACCCATATGCAACTACTGGATATGGAACTCATAAAATGATAGAAGGATTCGGATTTGGGGGAATGTCACCTGCAGTAACCTTCACAATGATGCCGATATTTGAAGATTTATTAAGATTGCAGGCTATTGAAATGAATGATTCAATTAGAAAATCAGCATATTCATTTCATTTGGTGGATAATAGAGTTAGAATATTTCCAGCTCCAACAACTCCTTTTACAATATGGTTTGACTATTATGTAACAAGTGAAAAGGACGATTCAACTAGCACTGATCACGGTGGATCTTCATTGGCTTCTATATCAGACTTTTCTAATGTACCATATAATAATATGGTATATAGTCAAATTAATGATGTTGGTAAACAATGGATTAGAAAGTATGGATTAGCATTAGCTAAAGAACTGTTAGGAGCAATTAGAGGTAAATATACGAGTATTCCAATTCCAAATTCTGAAACTACTTTAGATGGAGATTCATTACGAAGTGAAGCATCTACAGAAAAAGAAATTTTAATTACTCAGTTGCGTGAAATGTTAGAGGACTCAACTCGTAGATCATTGATGGAAAGAGATAAAGATGAATCAGATATGTTACTAGAAAAATTGCAAAAAGTACCTTTACCAATTTATGTAAAATAGGATTAAAATATGCCAAGTCGTTTTTTAAGTCAAACAGATAGAAATTTTTTTACTTCTATAAATCGAGAATTGGTTGGTAATTTAAAAAATGAAAAAGATGGAATTATCAATCAAACCTGTGTATTATATAGAATATCAGCTGCAGATACTATGACAAATCTGTATGGGGAAGCGTCTGCAGGTAAAACATATTTAGATGGTGTTAAATTACCTTGTTTAATACAAGCTGATGATTTTGATTTTAATACAGAAGAATTTGGAGCTGATTTAAGACAAACTGCACAATTTTGGTTTGAAAGGGAATATCTTACAGAATTGAGTTTAGTTATTGAACCAGGTGATATCTTCGATTGGAATTATACACATTTTGAAGTAGGAACTATGAATGAGAATCAACTTGTTGGTGGGCAAGTTGATAGTAATTGGTCTGTTGTGTGTAATTCATTCTTAATAAGACGATCTAATTTACAAATTGAAAGGCAAAGAGGTAGTTAGTGGCTAGATCAAAACCCATACCAAGAAATATTAGACAAAGATTTACTACTCTATCTATGAATCGTGGACTTGCCAAAAAACGTGGTGATAATGTAAAAAATGTAGAAGTTACATTGATGGATCATGATGCGGCTATTATGTATTATTTTACTAATGTGATACAACCTACAATTATGGAAGCTGGTGAAGTTGTAAAGGTACCAGTTTTATATGCAAATCCTGAAAGATGGCAATCTATTCGTAAAACAGGTCATTTGAGAGATAAAAAAAGACAATTAATTACACCTTTGATTGTTTTTAGAAGGTCGTCTATACAAAAAGATGAAACTTTACCTGTAGATAAGTTAGATGCTAATGACCCAAAATTATTTTATACTTTTGAAAGAAAATATACAAGTAAAAATAGATATGATAAGTTTAATGTTCAAAAAGGATTAACAAAATCAAAAGAATATTATACTGTGGCAATGCCAGATTATATGACAATGACATATGAATGTATAATTTGGACACCGTTTATTGAACAAATGAATGCTATAGTTGAAAAAATTAATTATTCTGATGGAGCATATTGGGGAGAACCTGGAAAATTTAAATTTAAAGTAAATATAGATAGTTTTGAAAATAATACAGAGATGGCGGATAATGAACGTCTTATTAAAACTACCTTTTCTTTTAGTTTTAGGGGATATTTGGTTCCAGAATCATTTAATGATTATGTTACTACTACAAAATATTTTAGTCCATCAAGAATAGATATTATGGATGAAACAGATGGAAGTTTTTCAACAATGTATAGACCAGATACTAAAACTGAAACAGTTAGGATTTTAGGAACAGCATTGGGGTCGAGTTTACCAAGTGGATTGGCGGGCGCAACAGATTTTATTAGAGGAGTGTCACCTTCATCAGGTCAAGAAATACAAGATTTACAATTTACTAATATCTATGGTGGAGATACTAGATATATAATGAGATATGGTGGAGAGCCTACTAGTTCAGCAGATATTAAAGCGGTTTTGACTCTTGGATATGTAAGTGCTTCTTTTTTGGAACAATTTACATATATGTCTGGGTCACAATCTTCTTCATTGGATACTGTGCCTACACCAGATAGACAAAATTATACTATATCGATACCTTCAGGACATAAAATAAGAAATGGGTCTGTTTCAGTTGGAATAAATGGTCAAATTTTAACTAGTCCAGCTAATCAAGAGGATACGACAAGTTCCAAAGATTTTTTTATGTCTTCATCAAGTGCTGGATTTATTAGTATTAATAAAAAACATAGTAGCGCAAATACAATACAGGGTATTGATTTAGATGTAAATGATAATATTACAATAAACTATAGTTTGATAATAGTATGATAACACAATTAGAAGGATATAAGGGAAATTTAAGGAAATTTGTTTCGGCGGTAAGCGAATCAATATTTAATGCTGATAAAATTGAATTTACTGATGAGTCAGGTTCAAATTTACCTTATAGAATGAATAATTTAGACGGAGCTCCAACGATTAAATATGATATTATGTCTATGGGGGCGATGAAAGATTTTAGTAGGGAAAGAGTAAGGGAATTAGGATTTACTGATATATCTACATCTACTTCAGATTATCAGGAGTTTGATTTAAGTGTATTTCATTCTGTTTCGAAACATCAACCTAGACCTGCTTCTTTTAAGTTTTCAGTTAATCAAATTCAACAAATTAGTAAACCGCCATGGACAACTGCAATAGGCACAGACTTTTATTTTGCTGATAATTATAAAAAAGTAAGGCTTAGAAAAAAAACTAATGACACCAGTGGAGTAGCGGGGACTATTAAGGGTATAACTTTAAAAAGTGGAGATCAAATTATTTTTAGATATAAAATACAACCAATAGATTTGGATTAAATTATGGCATTAATTGATTTAACAAGACAAGCACAAGCTTCAACAATTGCAAAACAAGTTTTGAGAGTTGGTAGTGCTATAAACCCAGCTACGGGATTATATGATGTAATTTGGGATGACTTTACTCAAGATGATTTAGGAACTGGTTCTCTAGATGCAGGTCTTACAGGGATTGTACAAGGTGCAAATTATTATTTATATGATGATACTGGTGGTAATATATATACTTCTGGAAGTTATGGTAGTCAGTTAATAATGACTTTAAATCCAGCGGGTTATATGACTGGATCATTGAAAATTTATGGTGATTTAATTGTAGAGGGTAGTCAAAGTGTAGCAAATGTTGCTACAATGCAAGTAGAAGATCCAATTATAGATTTAAATTTTACAGGTTCCACTGCGTTAAGTTCAGCGGACGCTGGAATGAGAGTTGGTAGAAGTGGTGCGACAAACGCACAGTTAATATGGGATCATTCTGAATCAAGATGGGCATTAGATAATGCTACTGGAGCAAATATTAATATAGTTGGTGTTTCTACAACCGATACATTAACCAACAAAACAATTACTTCACTTGCATCTTCTACTATGGGGAGTAACGCCGATTTAACATTTAGTGGTGGGGGAGAAGTATTAGGATTACCTGCAACAGCAAGTGTAGATAATGCCGCTACTTCAAAAATATATGTTCAACATAGATTAGATTATTTGAGAAAATCTTATGTTAAGAAAGCTTCGTCATTTGTGACCGTGGCTACGTTAAATGAACTTACTGGATATGCCACGGCTAGTTTTTCAGCAGTTACAGCATCAGCCCCAACAGGAATTACTGCAACGAGTGAAGATGATTTTGTATTTTTTATAAATGGTCAATATATGGAACATGATGCATTAGAAATAGAACAAGCAGGCGCAGCGTTTTATCTTAAAGTAGATGTGAGTTCTATAGGTTATGTATTAGAGGGAGATGACGAGATTATCGCTCACGGTAAATTTAACGCTTAATTATAAATAATTGGGTCCTGTCCATTGAAAATAATCTTGATTCTTATCAAATATATTACCACGAGTATGTTTAGCGGGAGCACTCCAACCAGCGGCTTTTAATACATCACCAGATTTTATTGGTAATCCTTTATGAACACCATCAGTTTTAGCGACAAATCCCCAAACTGAACCACCTCTTATAACCTTTATAAATTTCCTACCTGGTTTTAATGATAGTTTCTCGTTTAATTTCTCATAACCACCACGCCATTTTTCGTAGTCTTTATGAATATTTTCAAGTAATCTATCCATAGCCCCATCAAAATCACCTTTGATTGGATTTGGTTGAATTCCATTAATAAATTTATACATATTAGGCTAATTCTAACATTGCTAATGGAACATTATATAACATACCACTCATCTCAACAATGGCTTTCTTAACCTTCATCTTAGTGATAACTCCTGGAGTCTTTTTAGTTTTCTGAACCACAAAGACATTATCTCCAACACTTAGTGAAGATTTACCCAACATAGTTTTACACTCATTAATGAAAGTTGATAAATCGTTCAGTTCTGAAAGACTATCTAATTTCCTGAGTTCTTTTTTTAAGTTTATTAAGTTTAACATTATTTTCTTTCTTTATTCGTTACTCTAATATACAACATAAAAGCTATACAAGTCAAGCCTTTTTTTCACTTTTTTTATCTTCTTTTTCCCAATCTTCCAGTATATCTTCAAATACTGAGCGGTACTCCTCAGGAAAGGATGGTGCTAGCACTACTTTATATTTTTTATCCTTCTCAGCTTCATTCACATCAGATACCAAGTCATCTAAATCATCCAATAGTGACTCCGTATCTGCAGATTCTGTACCTGGATGTTCTATTGCGACTAAACACTCCCATATATAGTTATATAACCCCATGTTATCCAGTAAATCACCATTAGGATTGGTATCACCTGAGTAATTATTAACCAAGTCATTTATAAAATTCCTATCATATTCTGGTGATGGGAATTCGTCTATTATATATTCATTTAAGTTCATTGTATTTCTCTCATTTTTCTCCATAAAAGTCTTGGTGAATTTATAAATGTATTTTTAAACAAAATCTTAAAACTTTTCCAATGGTAACTTCCCTCTGAATGTGGGAAACATTTACCAGTATTTAAATTTAAATTTATTTTATGTTTGCAACCTTTAACTGTACAATCTGGCCATTTGTCCATCTTATGATCCCAATCACTAATATAATATTCTTCTTTCACTATTAAGATTCTCCTCGTTCTTTTAATTTATCTACAAGGGTATTAATCTGAAATCCAGTTTGTATGTCTGGATTTTCAGTTAGAAATTCCCAATAATCACAATCTTTATACATTCCCAATGCTTTCTGTGTACCATATTCGTCTGATAATGCTATCAAGGTATCCTTAATATCTTGTTGTAACCTATCCCAATTTAAAACGTGATCTTTAATTTTATTACTATAAGTATTATTCATTTTCACCCATTGTTTTTTATCTTCAATCTATCTGGTAATATAAAGGTTGAATCTACTTCTTCTTCTATTGATGGTATATAATATGGAGCTTCTTCCGTGTCAGTAGTATCAGGTGGTGGTGTATATAACCCTATCTTCTGTTCGAATCTATCTAACGATCCTTCTAATGTTCCATTATAGTCTTTGACTATTATTATTAATGCCAATACTATATGTAGATAAAACCAATTTAAATTTGGTTGATTCATTTAATTATTCCCTGCCCGACTATATCTTACATAATTTTTATCATCAGACATAGCAGTTGTTATTTGTTCTACACTTGTCGTACCAAGTAATCTATCGATTTCTACACCATCTTCTTCTATAATACATAATGGAGATCCTTTTGGATTATATTCCTTTAATGCACTATAAGTTTTATCCCAATTAATATATTCAATTGAATAATCACTTGGTAGTTTATTCATAACATCATTGATGTGATCTTTTGACATACCACCATCTTCTCTATATAGATACTTTATAACTTTCATTTTTTCTTTCCTTATAATATTGTCGAGTAGACAGGAATCGAACCTGCAACCTCTCGGACCCAAACCGAGTGCTCTACCGGATTGAGCCACTACTCGTTACTCGTAAATTTTTAACCAATGTTCAATCATTTCATCCAGAATTTATTCCCAAAAATCATTTTTAAATTTCTTCAATTTAGGTGTAATTAATTTATCAATATAAACTTGGTTTTTCTCAAACCCAATATATTTTCTACCTAAGTTTAATGCTACTTCGCCTGTAGTACCGCCACCCATAAATGGGTCTAATACAACATCATCTAATCCTGTTAAATATTTTATGAACCACGTTGGTAAATCTGGATGGAATGGTGCTGGATGTTTAGCTCCTTTTAATACTCCAGCGTTATCAAATCTAAAAACTCCGTTTGGTTTTGACCCTAATGGATTTATATTCATTATTTTATCTTTACCAAATTCAGCTATACCAGATTCAGTTGCTGATTTTTGTGTTTTTACGGGAGCTTTAGCTCTAACTATACTACTTGGTGCATATGGTACTCTGACTGCATTCATATTAGTTTTAAAATTTTTAGTATCTCGTACAAAATGAAATATATATTCCATTCTATCATTTAATCTTTTCTCTCCACCCATAGGTAAACCATTTTTTTTATGCCATATATACCTATCATATAACTTCAGTCCGGATTCTTTTACAATCTTAACTACAGTTTCCATAACATATATAGACCTCTCACCTTTAACAATCTTATCATTTATATTTAATATAAAAGATCCTGTAGGTTTTAGAAATCTATTAGCTTCAATAAATAATGGTAATATCCAATCAGGATAATTTTCTGGCGAAAATACATTTATATCTTTACCATACGAAACTGTATCTGCATACGGAGGTGAAGTAACTACCAGATCAATATAATCATCTGGAAGTTTTTTCGATAACTCCATACAATCACCTACATGAGTTTCATTTACTTTCATATTTCTCATTAGTAAAATGTATAAATTTCTTACCATACTTTGTTGATGTGTTATAACTACCGTGAAAAAGAAAAATACAATCTTCATCACTATTATGTACAACTAATTTATTAAAACCACCGTTATCACCATCAGGGGTTGTCCATCCTGTAGATGGGTGTTTTGCTTTTCCCAAATCAATTAACATTTCATTTAAATAAGCTATTTTATTACCTTCGGGTGTATATCTAGTAACCCAAGTATTATCAACTTTATTATGACTAAATTTATTACCAACTGCTGCTGTTGCTAATGCTACTGCGGCAGTATTCTTTTTTTCTACTTTAATCCATTCAAGAAAGAAATCAAAACCATCTCCGAATTCAAGTTCTAATCCAATAGATTTTCCCACATCACCCATACCAATATCTTCCATTACCTTATCATCTAATGCAGCTAATTGTTTAGTCATTTCTACCGATGAATTATCTTTACCATCAGGTCCTTTTTTACCGTATTTTCTCCTAAAGAAATCTTCATAAGTTTCACCATCTCTACCCACCAACTTCACGTAAGCTTCCATCTTTTTTTCTAACATCCCTATTCTTATGTGGCGTATTTTATCTATTGCCAATTCTAATTTTGTCATTGTCAGTTTATTGTCTGGAAAAACCCGGTCAATATAATTTGTCATATTATTTTATCAATTCTCCTTTTGATGTTACTATAACTATTGCACTCTAAATATAAATATAAACATATATTTGTGAGTACACTTTTTTTTCTAGAGTGCAAGACAGGATTCGAACCTGCGAATAATGGATTTGCAATCCACCCCGTTAAACCACTCCGGCACTTGCACGGCCTCTGCGTTGTGCCAATTTTCTATCTTGAATTTCCAAGATGTGTTTACAATACATTTTCTTGAACTTATATCGAAAAATAAATGCTTTACAATCACATGCCCATTCCATCCTACTTCTATCAAATCTGATATCGTAGTCTTTACCATCTACCTTATAATGTTCCCAACCATAATCATCAATCATAACACCATCAAACTTTTTAATTAAATAGTCTATAACAGTCATTAAAAATCATAACCCAATTTTGTTAACCAAAAATCTTCACTATGTAGAAATATATCCTCAATATAACTCATTATATCTTCTGCTAAATTTGAATCCATTTCCCATAACTCATCACCAGTATAATGGGATTGTTCTTTTTTATCTTCCCAATATATAGCTGAAATCTCAACATCATCTTCGTCCATATTCCAAGCTACAGTTAGTGGTTTACCACTTGGTACAATATACTCAAATTCTTCATCATATGACCACCTCATTTATAATTCCATTTCATAATTAATTCTCTCTTTATATACTATAATATAAGCATAAAATACTATACGAGTCAAGCTTTATTTTAATAATTTTCTTCATATTTTTTATTTTTGTTATATCTATTATAAAGAGTAATACGTATCACTTGTGAAGGGTTCAGATATAAGAGAAACCCCATTTTTTATAACTATTTGTTTCTTCTTGTTACTCTTATACCACCAGAACTTTTACTTGAACTTGAGGAAGAACTTGATGAACCTCCTGAAGAACTTCTTGTACTTGATACATTCGAACTATTAGTTTGACCACTATCGTTATTACTTGATTCAGTAGTATTAGTTCTTGTTCTTGTAATGTTTAAACTTGTTCCAGTTGAATTCCGAGCTCTTGTCCAAGTTCTTGGTGTCTTTTCAGCCACCCACGGGACATACATTGTATATCCACCTAAAGTATAACTATTATTATAGTATCCACCATTATAATTGTAATATGGATTATAATAATTGTATCCATTACCATATCCTGAAAACCCACTAAACCTATTATACATTGTTAGATATGCCATACCTAATGATTGTCCTGCTCCATCTTGATCATACATCCCAACTGACTTCATTGGACCTGCTACTGAATACGAATAGAATTCTTCACTATCATCATTTTCGATTTCGGGACCAGGATAAAACATAGAGAGTTGTGTATAGCATCCCGATAGAGTCAAGCCCCCAAAGATCAATACACAACTCATTAATATGTTTTTAAGTTTCATTAGTTTTTCCTCTGATTATTAAAAGTATCTTGTTGTGGTGTATCTTGTATCGGATATGGATTAGATATTTCATACTCTATATTTGCGATATCAGCCTTAGTAGCTGGATTCCCATCAGTTAGTTCAACAACTATAAGTGCTGACAAGAATCCTAAAAAAAAGTATACAATTGACATATGTGTAATCATTTTAATTCAACTCCATTTAAAAAAACTTTATCCACCTCGTATCCAGATTCTTTTATCAATTCAGTAGTTTGTTTTAAATGTGGAACTATTTGATACTTTTCATTTAGTGCAACTTTAACGATTTGATTTTTTATATCTACAAAAATACTCTGTTCATCTGTAAAGGGTAGTTTACCAATTCCTTTGTTCAGGCCGTGTGCACAAAAACTACACACCAATCCTTTAACTTTAAATGTTAAAGTATCTGATTGTCCGTATAGGACACCCACTAACAATAATATAGTTAATAGTTTCTTCATTTATTTTTTGGATGTAAAAGTACCTGGTTTAAAATGTTCAATTCCCACCAATACCGCAAATACACACAAAGAAATTATTTGATTCAATTCCATCTTAATCACCCTTCCTTGCTTTTCTAACTGATTTAATAGCTTTCCTTAACAGTTGTCTTGTTTCCTTGACAAGTTCTTTAAAACCATCTTTTACACCATCTTGTTTCATCTGGCGTAGAACAGCTAAGTTAAGTACTGCAGTATCCAAGTATCCTTGTACTTCTTCGTTTGGGTGATTAGTTAAATATCTATCCAATCTATGAATCACTTTACGGAAACTTGGTTTTTTACCTCTACCTTTACCCTTACCTTTACCTTTTTTATCATCATCACCTTTAGAAAAAGTCATGGGTACATCCTCATCATTTACAGACTTCAATATAATTTCAATCTCATCAAGTTCATTTATTTCTTTAGGTTGTGTAGGTAAATCACATCCAATTATTTGAAACATTGCGAACCCTAATATAAAGAATATTATAAAATTTCTTATCATTTTTTTCATTTTCTATCTCCCATTGGTGGTTTTTTATCCCAACCATCTTTGTAATGTTTTTCACCTTGATGGTATCCAACATAATATGCTATTCCACCAATCACTATTATACGAACAAATGAACGAATTGCTCTTTTCTTCTGCATCTTTTTACGTTTAGCCATAGCCATTCGTTT